TCACCATGAAACCCATCCGCAGCACCGCCCCCGCAACGTCGATCCTCTCGCCAGCCTTTCGTTACGTTCCGGCTGCTCAAACAGACGTTCGAGAGACATTCCGACTTGCAGAGCAACGCAAGACCGATGCCGCGTTCACCGAACTTGCGGCGGCAGAGCTTGCACTCCGTAATCTCGTCGTCCGTGGACGCGCTTGACATGCTGTTCGGTGTTGCTTTCCTCGGCATCTCACTGCCGATTGCGCTAACGTTTGTCGGCCTGTTCCGAGTCATCAGGAGGGCGCTATGGCGCATCGAGTAGTCTGGGCGCTAGTCGGTGCCGCTGTCGTTGCGCCTGCGGTTTGGATATGGGCTTCGCTCGTTTGCGCCAGTGAAAAACGCGCAGCCCGCAATGCCGAAACGCGAGCGCACATTGAAGCGTGTGCAAAAAACAACGCTATTGCGGTGCAAGTGCTGAATTCCGGCACGGTTTCTTGCATTTCTGGATCGGGTCGCAAACAATGATTGAAGTGCTGATCGGCCTAATGCTTTTCCTGACCGGCATTGTTCTCGGCATCTTCCTGGGCATTTTGTGGACTAGCTATGACAGATGAACAGCAGCAGGAATACGAAGAGTGGCTTAATCGTTTGCGCCAGGTGGCGCACGAAGGGACAGAATGAAAAACTTGTTTGCTGCGCTTGTCAAGGCGCAATCTGAAATTTCGGCGGCGGTCAAAGACAGCAAGAACCCGCATTTCAAATCCAAGTACGCTGACCTTGCCAGCGTCGTTTCGGCAATCAAGCCCGCTGCCGCTGCACATGGCTTAGGGTTTGTGCAAGTGTTCCGCGAGTCCTCGGGCGGCGTGACCATTGAAACGATCATCTTGCACGAGTCCGGCGAACAATTTTCATGCGGCCCGTTGTTTGTGCCTGCAATCAAGAACGATGCGCAAGCCTACGGAAGCGCTATCACCTACGCCCGCCGCTACAGCCTGCAAACAGCCTGGGGCGTGCCGAGCGAGGATGATGACGGCAACGACGCATCAAAGGACAAGAAAGACGAACAGCCCGACCCGTTCACGCATGACCCCGCCACTGTTGGCCGGTTGAAGTCGGCTAAGAATATGGGCGAACTGGCTGACGCATGGGCAGCTATTCCGTCAAACCTGCGGGCGAGGTATACGGCGGTTAAGGATGGGCGCAAGAAAGAATTGGAGGCGGCATGAAACCCGAAGCCCTGCGGCTGTGTGAGGTTGTTGACTATTTGCGAGAGCCTTCTGCGTTTCAACGAGAAGCCGCCGCCGAACTGCGCCGCCTGCACAGCGTGAACGTTGCACTGTTGGCGACGTTGCGGTGGATCGAGCGCCGATGCCCTTCGGAATTCCTCAAGCAAGAGCCTCACGTAATCCACACCGAAGCGGCGCATGACGCTGGCGCTTGTGCCCGCGCCGCCATCGCCAAATCGGAGGGCAAATGACAACGCTATATGAAAAGCGCGGCCGTAAATACGTGCCGGTAATTGAACGCTGGTATGAGTGTGACCAGTTGAAGGTCGGTCAATTCCGGATGACCTATTGCTATTCCGGTGGTGGCAGACGCTACGAATACAACGTAACGCCGGATACCGCTGGATTCGTTGCTGCGGCAATGATTGCGCGTGAGGCAATGGAGCGGGCAATCTCGGAAGCAAAAGCGGCTCAGCCAAATACTGCCGGCGCAAAGCCGTACACAAAAAAGCAGAGCGAGATTATTGAACGTTTCCGAAAAGAAATGGCCGATGCTGGCGGACTGTTTCCTAACTGGTGGAGTCATACGAGCGCATGGGATTTGTCTGATGCCGCAATCAAAGCCGTGCGTGAGTTTCGCCCATGATCCCGCAACAGTCCTCGGCATGGGTACGGCAGCGCATCGGCTGGCTTACTGCTAGTCGTATGAAAGACGTACTTGCGGTACTGAAAGATGGCTCTCCATCAAAAGACCGCCGCCGATACATGATGGAGATTCTTACCGAGAGGGCAACAGACCTTGCATTCGAGCACTACGTTAATCCCGCAATGCAGTGGGGAATAGATCACGAAGATGAGGCAGTAGCGGAGTACGAGGCTCGTAGTGGTTTGTTCACTGACCCGATTGGGTTTGTTCCCCATCCGAGCATTGAGTTCTTTGGAGCAACCCCTGATCGTCTTGTCGGCACCGAAGGACTGGTAGAAATCAAATGCCCGACAACGGCAACATACATGGGCTGGGTTCTTTCAGGAGAAGTGCCGCCAAAGCACAAGCCGCAGATGCTTTCACAACTTTCCTGCACTCGCAGGAAGTGGGTTGACTTTGTTGCTTACGACCCTCGCATCACAAACGAAGCAAGCAGAATGTTCATCCGCAGGTTTCAGCCAGACCCGGAAGAAATCACCGCCATTGAAAACGCGGCGGTGCAATTCCTGGAAGAAGTAGACGATGCTTTTCAACTGTTCATTCAACGGAGCGAGTAATGGGAATCAAGTACGAAGTCACTGCCACCACCGGCACCTACACCACTGCTGATGGCACGCAAAAGAAACGCTACGCAAAGATCGGTGTCGTGCTTGATACCAAGAACGGGCCTGCCCTCAAGCTGGAAACGATCCCGGTCGGTTGGGATGGGTTTGCCTATCTGAATGAGCCTCAGCCGAAGGCAGATGAACCGCGTACACAAAAACCTGCCGCCCAAGACCATGCCGATGACGACGTGCCTTTCTGATGTCGATTAAGCGTCACCTAAGCCGCGTTGCCGAGCGCGGCTGCGCCCTCTGCCTGCACTTGGGTCTAGGCGCAACGCCAGGGGAAATCCATCACCTACGCGAGGATCAAGGGATGGCTCAGCGCGGCAGCGATGCCCTCGCAATCTGCGCCTGCCCTGAGCATCATCGAGGAACGCACGGCATCCACGGCGACAAGTCTGCGTGGCGCAATGCGCGGTACTCCGAGATGGACGCGCTAGCAGACACTATTGCAGCGTTGTATATCCGCAACGGTTAGATTGACGCAGCGGTAAAGCGGGATTACGGTGCAGTCTTTGACGGAGGAATGATGAGTGACTTTGAATGCTTGCCTATTGGCACGGCTGAGCGGCTGGCAGATTTGGAGGCAGAGAATGCAAGTCTGGCGCAACTGCTGAAAGACATTCCGCCGTTTGAGGCAGAGTGTGAGGAGTGCTTTGACAAGCGCCATCTACTGGAAGCCGAGGTCGAGAGGCTGCGGGCGCATCAAGCCACAGCAATCGCGTGGCTGGTAATGGACGAATCTGACGATGTTTGCCACGCCACACGTTGCCGCGATGCGGCGCACGATCACATCAAAGACGCCATCAATAACGGCCTGTACTGCGCGGTGCGTTGGGTTGTTCGCCCCGTCGTTTATGCAGCACTCAAGGAGGGCCAGCGATGAGTGACTTGTTGGACGTACCGTGGGCGTGCAGAAAGATGAAGGAGCACTTCGCCATTGAAGCCCCTGCGGCTGGCAATGTTCGCATCGCGGAGGTTCGTTATGTCGGTCGCCCGGATAGCAGTACGAGTGAGCGTGAAGCGCGGGCAATCGCGGCATTGCCTGAACTTGCTGCTGCCGCAGAAGCGTTGCTGCACGAAGTAGGTTTTGGCCGAATAGTCTTTGATACGCCGTCTTCGGAACGGCTTTGGGCGGCGCTGTCGGCGGTGCGAGGCAGGCAAATTAACCCGCGGCCGAGACAATGGAGGGCCAGCGATGAGTGACCTTTACAAAGCAGCACAGCAGGCGCTGGAGGCGTTGGAAAAGACAACTAGCTACGACATTCCTCCGATCTCACAAGTGAGATCGTCCATCACCGCCCTCCGCGCCGCACTAGCACAGCAGGCCGAGCCGGTGGCGTGTCATTGGCATCAAGACGGCGATTCAGAATCCGACATGTGGGCCGCTGGGTGCGGACGGCATCGGTATTTCACGCTCAACGAAGGAACGCCAACCGAAAACGACATGACGCACTGCTGCTACTGCGGCAAGCAACTTGTCGAGGTGCCGATTGAGGAAGGCCAGTGATGAGTGACGACGACAGCAGGGGAGTGATGGCGCAGACGGCGCACCCCGAAACAATCACTTTTGAAAAAGACGAAAGGCCTCAATGAAACTCGGACCTCTCACCCTTTGGAAGCGGATGCACGCAAACGGCAAACCGTGCAGCAGCGTCTTGTTGGCCGCGTGGCACTGGAAGTGGTCGATTACTTGGCGCTGGCATCTGTCTTGGTCACCGGGGTTGGCCGGCCGCGCTGGGCTGTACTTCATGCGGGTGTACCGCCACGCACCAGGCGTCAACTTCCACTGCGGCGCCAACCTGCCGCTGCTCGGGTCGTTCTCACTACAGACCCAGCCGAACATGCCTTGCAGCCGCACATGACCAGACCCGCCGATGCCGACGAACTAGTGTTGATGCGCCACGATCTGCCAAACACCACCAAGGAGGGCCAGCGATGAGTGACCAACCTGAAGCACTGCGGCTGGCTGATTTGCTTATGCGCCTTCGCACTCCGGCCGAATTGCGGCAGCTCTACGCCACCGCCTTCGAGGCCGAGCCGGCTGTGTTGTGGCATCTCTCTGGGGATGGTTATGCGCCCGTGACGCTTGAGCAAAGCCACCCGCCGGAACCTCTGACTTTGGACGAGGCTCTGGCACATGGTTGGCGTCGGTTTGTCTCAGCACCGCCCGCCCAGCAGGCCGAACCGGTACGAGAGTGGCAGTTTCTTTCTGCTGAAGAACGCTACCGCATTGCAGATGAAAGCGCCTCAACAATTGTTGCTGTGCTGGCAACCGAGGCCGCGCTAAAGGAGAAGAATCATGGATAAGAAAGGCGGGCAGGCTTTCCCGCGCACTGGATTCCATAAAGAGCAAGATGGCATGACCCTGCGCGATTACTTTGCGGCGAAGGCAATGCCGTGGGTCGCCAGCGACCTTCCAGCGGGAGACAACTTTCAAGCCTTGGTTGCAAAGTTTTCCTACAAAATGGCCGACGCAATGCTGGCAGAGAGGAACAAATGACCGACCGTGAACTGTTGGAACTTGCTGCGAAGGCGGCGGGGATTGACTACAGCCACGACAACGCCCATTGGAAGCACGAAGACCATTGTGCGTTCTGGTCTTACGACGACCTATGCACTTGCGGTGCGCGGTGGAACCCCCTGACCAACGACGGCGATGTGCTACGTCTGGCGGTGAAGTTGCGGATGTTTCGTATCGGTGAAGTCTGGGTGATTGAACGAACCTCAATCGCAGAATGGGAGCGTGACCCCTACGCCGCCACCCGCCGCGCCATCACCCGTGCTGCGGCTGAGATTGGAAGGAACATGCAATGAACCGCGAACAAATCATCCGCATGGCGCGGGAGGCTGGTTGGAACTGGCCCGAAGTACACACGACTTCAATCGAGGATCGTTTGGAACGCTTCTTCAAGCTGGCCTACGAAGCCGGTGCCGCCGCCATCCGCGCAAGGGGGCAAGCATGACTGACGCCGAAATCGACAACCTATGGCTTGAAGCTTTCAAAGCCGCGAAGGATGACGGCAGAGTGCGCCAGCGGTTTGCGGAACTCTGCTACCAGAAGGGGGCGGCAGAGATGAAAAAGCGGTGCGTGGAAGTATGCAAGGACTTGGCCAATAGAGATTACGGCCCGTATGGTGTCGACGCTGCTGCCAGGGATGCTGCGATTTCGATGGAATGCGCCGCCGCCATCTGCTTTTTGAATTAACCCGCGCAGCGGGCGGAACGCCTTGGTGAACTGCCCGCCTCGGCGGGTCAGTTCGACCTAGAGTTAGGCATCAACCCGGAGGACTAGGAATGGCACGATTCAACCGCACCCGACTGATTGAGCAACTGCGCGAGATGGCCGCGCAACAGCAGGCGTACAAAGGCTTTGACCACAACAACGGCACAGCACAACTGCGGCCAGCGCGCTGTGATGCGCAACTTGACGCGCTGATTGACAGGGCCGTGGCCTACGGGCGCTGGCGGCAGATTCAAGACATGGCCGCAGACTTGGAGAGCGGGCACGCTGGCACTTGATGCCTAACTCAATTTAACCCGCGCAGCGGGCGGCGGACTCAGCCCGCACACCAGGAGCAACCATGATCGAGAACACCGAAGTTCAAACCTGCGATGACGAACTGGAGGCCGTGGAAATCACCGAAGAAACGCTGGAGAAGGTCGGCGGCGGCACGGTCGGCATCTGGTTCTACTAGCACAAAGGGGGCTTCGGCCCCCTATTTTTCTTCGGCCTTGTCAATCGCCTGCTGCCGCGCCTTTTTAGCGTCTTCCATCTTCTTCTTGCCGCTGTTCAGTAGCGAATTGCCTGCTACTGCGGCAGCGCTACCTAGACCAAGCGCGGCAAGTAAGCGGCTGTCAATCTTTCCAGATTGCCCAGTCATTTCGGCAGGCGATGCCGCTTGACCCGCGTTAATTTCTGGATTGCCAAGATACCGCCCGCTGTTTGTAAATACTCGCTGCCAAGGAACTCCGCTATCGCGGGCCTCTTTAGTGGCGGCAAAAACTATAGGCCTAGCTTGCGATGCAGAATTTTCTAAAATTGAATTGGCGCCAGATTGGCTTTGTAAAAACTGGATCACCCGTTGCTGATAAGCGTCGCGAGCTTCAGGAGTAATCTTGTTTGCCATTTCTGAAAGTGCTTTCTCTATCTCAGAGAAATCCCACTTCCCATAATTTTCCCCCATTGGTACATCGTTAACGAACTGGTTTTGCCAAGCCCCCTTCCCGTGGTTTGAGATGCGAACAGGATTAAGTTTTTCTCCTGTTATTGGATTGCTGATGGTGACATAAGAACTAGGCCCAGCCGCGCTTCCGCTATGTTCAATTTTATCAACTTGCAACCCCATTGCTCGAACGCGGTCAGCGAATTCTTCTGCAGCTTCTCGTGGCTTCACTTGCTGGATGCCATGCCGTGCGGTCATTCCAACAAACCCAGGCGAGGTGCCAATCAGAGCGGCAGTCATCCGTTCTTGCTCTCTGTTCGCAGCGGCAACGGTTGACGGGTCATCCGCCATCACGCCACCGGCACGGCGGTACGCGGTCGCAGGGGAATCAAGTGCGCGGTTCATGTCCGCAGCCCAGATGTTTGCCTGCGAGGCCAGATGATTTACGGGGTCGGTCAGCAGCGCTTTCAGGTTGTTGCGCAGCTTGTTGCCAAAAGAATAGACGTTTGTTAGTGCGTTGCTCATCGCGGCCATGCCTCCAAAAGCACCCTTACTTCGTCGGCTCTTGCGTCAGCAGCCGCCGCCAGTCTTCCCGCTTCTTCATCAACTCCGCTGAGTATGTCCCGGAGGATGGCGGCATCGGAACGGCAGGCGGCGAGGGAATCGGCAGCGGTTCCGGCAGCACGCAAGGCTGCGGCGTCGCGCAGGCTACTAGCAGCAAGGGCAGAAATACGGCGGTCGCGGTCTGCAAGGGCTTGCGCATAGGTGGCCTCGGCTTCCGTTTTCTGGCGTTGCAGTTCGTTTGCGCGGTTGATAGCATCGGCCAGTGTATGCGCTTGCGCTGCCGCTAAAGCGTCTTTCTCAATTTGCCAGTCTTTCGTTACTGATTCTTTACCGTCGCTGTATCCTTTTAGATACACGGCACCCAATGCCAGCAGCACCGCCAGGAATGCACCAAGCATTCGATACGGCGCAAATCCGGCAAGGAAGGCGAGCAAGTTCATCCTTCAAGCACTTCGCAAATGCGCCGCGCCCATCCACGGCTAAACGATGGCCAGCCGTTCATCCATGTCATTGCGCGGAGGCGGTCGGCAATCATCCAGACTCGCACCCGCTCAACGTCGGCACGCTCTATCGCTTCCAGCGTTGCAGGGCCGATAACTCCGTCCACCGTGACCCCAACGGCCCTTTGCAGCCATCGGGCAGCGGCTTTATGGCCACTGTTCACAGCAGCGTCAAAGTGCGGGTAGCGGAGTGCTGCTGGCAAGTCTTCGGCGCGGCACGGCACCCAATAGCGCTCGAAATAAATCCGCTTGGCAAGGTCGAGCGGCAGGTCTTGCATGTTTCCACGGTAGCCAACTTCCCGCGCTACCGCTTCCGTAATGCCGTACCGGGTCTTACCGCCTGGATCGTCCGGGTGGTCTGAAAATCCTCCCTCGTGTTTCAGCAGCGTGGCGAATGCCGTATCGAAATCCACTATTGCCCCCGAGCGCCAACAAGTAACAGACATGCCAGTCCTACCGCGAAAAACGTCCCGGAGACTTGCGCCGACGCACTAACCGCCGCCAACGCCTCTGCCGCTTCCGCAGCAGTGATAACAGCCGCCGCATGGCCTAGCAGCACGACCAGCGGCACAAGTGCGCCAGCAGTCATCAGGGCAAACGCAAAGCGGCGCATGTGCTGTGTTCTGCGGCTCATTCTGGTGAGCGACTTTATCCCGAGAATCGCCACGATAACGCACGCCAGCAGGTACGTGAGCGAGGCAATCATCAGACACCCCCCCGCTTCTCGATCATCTTGCGAATGAAATCCGGCAACCAATGCCGCATGTGCGCTGCACTCGCATGGATGGCACCGGCCAGCAGAAAACCGATTAGCCCGAGGATAAGAGCGCAACCAGCGAGAACGTGGTCACGGATCGCAGTCGGCGGGTTGACGTAATGCACGATGATCGGTGCGCCAACCACGGCGAATGCCGCGCCAGCCACCAGCGCGGTAAAGACGGCAATGACGGTCAGCTTTTCGAGGAAACTAAGACCGAGCAACGCACCAACGAGGCCGAACGCTTCCGCCGCGTAGCGTTTGAACACTTCAGCGATGTGCAAATCCATTATCCGACCTGCCGAATCGAAAACGCTGCCCCCGTCCTGATGTAGAGCGATGCGCTTAGCGTTGCCGCGTTTAAGTTGACTGTATCCCCCGCTGATAGTTTCAGCGTTGCGGCAAATGCCCATCCGTCAGTCACGTTCGCATCGGTGCGCTTTGATTGCGTGAAAATGGCAGAGGCGTTAACGCGAAGGTCAATCGTCCAATCCGCGACCGCCCCCGTGTTGTATGCCTCACCGCAAGCGAAAACATCATACGAACCGCCTGCGCCAGCGGGAACGGTAAATATGCCGGTGCTGGTGTTGTATGCGCTGCCGTCGTTGTGGCCTCCGGCAAATGAAACATCTTGGAAAACCAGCGTACCGCTAGTTGTTTGATCGCTGGTGATCCGCCGAGCGGCAAAGCTGATTTGCGTGTTTCCGTTGTTCCGCAGTCGCCCGCTGCTATCAATGTTCCACGCGGCCGCTGTTGCGTTGTCGACAAATCCACGGCTGGCAAACGTGCCGCCGCTGATCGTGGTATTCCCGGTCACGCCAAACGTCCCGGCCACCGTACTATTCCCCGTAATTGCAGCACCGCCAGCGGCAACGGTTAGCCCGCCCGCAGTGATGGTTGCGCCGCCTGCGGTGACCGTGAGACCGCCCGTGGTAATCGTGGTTGTTCCCTGAATCCGCGCAGTCCCAAATACGTCCAGTTTCTGCGTAGGGGTTCCGCCAATGCCGACGTTCCCAGCGGCCCACAGCATCGCCTGCACGCCACTGACAGACATTCCAACTTGATTTGCGGCGGGAGAATATAGGCCCGAGCTTGTTGCTTGCGCGAAGCGGATTGACGGCGCCGCCGCCGTGCCGTTTGCAAACTGGATCGAGGTCGAGGCGCTAGGGTCGGGGACGTTGAAATTGTCGACAGTCCAAAGCACTGCGCCGCCAATGGCGACGGGTTGCCTCAATTCCAGCTTGTAATTGCCACGATAGAAAATCTGCGCTTGCCCGTTCGCGTCAAGAATAATCGGGTTAGCATTCGCTACCGTTTCGCCTGCGTTGCTCCACGTTGTACGCGGGTTCGTGGTTCCGGCGTCATACGTGAATAGCCGATACCCTGCGGCTGGCAGTTGGACAATCGTCGGCACCCCGTTAACGAGTACGCTCGTCGGGTATGTGAATGTCGCCAGTCCAGGCGGTGCAACGTTAGCCATCTCATTACCTCTTACTAATTATGTCTGACCAACAGTTTTGGACGATCATCCTAATTCCTGCCGTCATGATTGTGCTGGAACTATTGCGCGCCCGCCACGCCAAACGCAGCGCCAATCGGGACAGAAAGCCTAAGTAGGGCGTTTCTGGTCGATTCGTCAATTACTTCACGCCCCGTTACGGGCATCGTCTGTAGCAGAGCGTTTTGCGCTTGCTGCTGTTGCAGGTAGTTAGTCATCGGCGTGCGGATTGCGGCATCGCCAAACGGAATGCGGCTCACGATCCGATCCAACGCGCCAAGCGCGGCGCTTGCCGTGTTCGAGTTGTTGACCGCGCTTCCCTTTGGTTGCACTTGCAGATAGCTCGCCACGCGGCCCACCTGCCGAAGTTGCGCAATCTCCTCGGGCGAGAAGAACGCAGCAAGCTTGCGATCTCCGATCTCGTTTACAGCTTTGTTGTAAGCAGATTGAGAGAATGTGCCAATTTCGTCCGACGCGCCGCTCAGGGCGCGAGACTTCAGGTGATTCACGATGTTCCCACGAACCGCATCGAGGGATTCAGGACTGCCCGCCATTGATCTGCGTAGCGCAGCAACGTCGGCAACCGTTGATTTTGCCCCACTACCAAGGATGAACTGACGCACGAACCTGTCAGGCTCCGCGTCATCAATCGCCGCCGCCAGTGCTGGGGATTCCTCCCGTAGTTGCATCCTTGCACGATGCGCGGCGCGTGCCCGATTGAACGCAGCGAGAACCTCGTCCGCTTGCGCGGTCGGGGCTTGTGCGCCAGGAATTGCAGGGCCAACACCTCGCGTAACGCTTTGCACCGGCTGCGCGTTCTCCAACGCATCGCGCACCAGAGACAAAGCGCGGCGCACGTTGCCATCTTGTGCGCCACGTTGTGCAGTCGCCAGCGTCGTCCGCAACTGCTCTGCTGTGCTGATGTTGAACGGAATTTCTCCGTTTCCAATTCCCTGCACGATCCCGCGAATTTCCCCAGGCAGAAACGCGCCCTTCATCTCGGCGTCAAGCGCCCTGCTGGCATTGTTGACGAACTGCGCACCGTTTAACGGGATTTCTCCGCCAGCAAGCGAACGCGCCTGATCGTACAGTCGGCTAACCGTTGCCTCGGCTTGCGCGTCCCTGTCTTTCAGGGCTTGAATGACTTTTGCACCAGTGCTGAACTCATCCGCAGGGTTGCCGCCTTGCAGTTGATTAAGGCGGGCAATCAACGCCGCATTGTTTTCAGATTCGACCCGCGCAAGACGTTGCAGCGCCGGATCGGTACTGTTTGCGCCGATCTTGGCAAGATTGCGTTCTGCGGTTATTTGAACAGGATCAAGAGTCACTGATCCGCGCGTCGGAGTAACGCCAACAGC